TGTAATCACATTGCTCAGATCTTCACGAATACCCTTTGCAGAGTAGGTCGTAAAGGTATTGGTCACGATAGCCATTTTTTCACCTCAATAGAAGTTCAATTGCGGAAGCCGCGTCATCGACGCGACCAGTCTTTGCAAGACGCTGTTTTGCGCGAGCCGCATCGCTCATCTGTGAGACTCGACCTGCTGCACCAGGCTTGGCAGGTTTAGGCCCGTTGTTGGTCACCGGCTTGATGCCCTGGCGCTTGGCCTGCATCTGGTCATACAGCGCCGCCTTGCGGAGCGCCAAAACCACGCGGTGGTCGTAAATGTTCCCAAGTTCCTGCGGGGTAAATCCCATCTTCTGACCAAACTCGATCAGCATGGCTTTTTCTGCCTTGGCCTTGGCAGGGTCCTTCCATGTAGGGATAGCCTCAAGCAGAGCCTGCGACTCTTTGGCTTTATGGGCCTGGAGTTGCTGCATCTGCTCCTGCTGCGCGATCTCGGATAGCCGCTGCTGTTCGGCTTGAATAGCAGCCGCCTTTTCCCGGTTCTCGCGCATCACCTCTCGCTGCCGCACATACTCGATGGGGTCCTCTTGGTAGAGGCGATCCCAGTCAATCTTCGGCTCGGCAGCCGCTTTCACTTGCTCACTTAACGCACCCAACAATTGAGCATATTGCTCGCGCTCGGCCCGAATCGCCTGCAATTCAGTCTCGGTCTGCTTTCGCATCTCCGCGACCTGCTGCGTCTTTCGGGTGTAGTCCTGAGTCCTTGAATAACCCTTCTGGAGTTCGTCCAAAGTAACCTCAACCTCCTTACCGTCAATCTTGACGGTGAAAACCGAGGGCTTCTCTTCCTCCTGGGCGTCTTCTTCAGACTCCGACTGTTCATCCGTCAACTCATCAGAAAGCTCGTCTGCGCCGCTTTCAGAATCATCGTCAGATGCCGCAACCACCTCCTCCTCGGATGGTGGTTCTTGCGTCTCGCCGCCGTCCTGTTGTCCTTCTTCGGGCAGTATTGCTGCGAGTGCTTGGACCGCTTGGTCCATATTCATGGGGCCAGATGGCGCACTTGCCTGTGGCGTAGGTGCATTCATTGGTCAATTCCTTATTTCTTTTGAACACGCTCAATGGCGCGCTGCGCCACCTTGCCGTTATCGATCATCTTTGTAAGCTCAGTCTTCAGATTCTCAATCGCCTTGAGCATCGACCAGCACTGCTCGCGCTTTGCCGTCTCGTCTGCCCGCGTCGATCTGAACATCCAAAGTTGATCGTTCTCCAACTTCGCAAGCGCAGCAACCAGAGTCTCGTCCTCTAGTATCTGCTGCGCCCTCTTTCCTTTCCTTACTTCCTCTTCTTCATTCATTGAGCCATTCCATTAAGGTTGATGGGTACAGGCACAACCTGCGGCTGCGCCTGCGCTGCCTGCACCGCAGACTGCACCATCGCCGTCTGCTGACGCATTGCCTCACGGTCCAGATTCTGCGCGGCCATCAATTCGGCGTTGCTGATCTGGGTGCCATACTTTAATTCCAATTCGTATTTTTTCAATAGGAACTCTTGCGCCATCTGATCGCGCCGATAGTCATCGTCCCTCATCATCTGCTGGCGCTTCAATTCCAACTCGGCAGCCTTCTTCTGAATATCGGCCTGGATCGACTCGGCCTGCACAGAAGCCAGCACCTGCTCAGGCGTCGGCTTCGGCTCGGCCTGCGGTATCTGGAAGTCAGGCGGCAGCATCTGGAAATACTGGGACGAATCCTTCATGCCAGACAGCTCAACGATCTTTTGCAGCGTGCGGGTGTACATCTGCGGAGTGACTACAGGGTTTTGCAAACCAAACTGCCCCATGATCTGCTCTTGCTTTTGCATCACCATCATCAGAGCCTGCAAACGCTCATTCGTGTCACCGTTGCCAAGACCAATATTGACAGCGACATCCATCGAGGCATCCCAGGCGCGCGGGTCAATCGCAACCCACTGGTTACGCAGCCGCACCATGCGAGGCTTGTCCTGATGGGTGGTCAGCAGGAACAGGATGCCCTTAAAGAGCTTCTTCATGCCCTCGGCCATGATCCGCGCCGTCAGTTCCAGCCGCGACTGCGAGGCGCTGATCGTCGCCGCAACCGCAGCCTTGGTACTCGACTGCAATGCATCAGCATTGAGACCCATCGCGGCCTTGCTCATGCCGGTGCGGTCCTCGCGCACCTGATCCAGATACTCCAGCATCGAATACCCAGCCTGGCCAACGAAGGGCTGGGCCAAAGGCTGGACCATCCCGGGCGCGCGCATCCGAATCACCGCGCCCGTCTCGTTGTTCAGCACATCGTCAATGTTTACCTGCCCCTCCACCACCGCAGTGCGGGGGTGGATCGACTGCGCCAGCGAGTCCAGCGTGTTACGCAGCACCTGCGACTTGATCTCCTGGATGTCGTGCGTAATGTCAAAAACGCTCATCGCCTCAATCGGCGAGGTGTGAGGCTCAGGATCAAACGGGAAATCTACAAACGGAATGTAAGAGGAAGGAAGATTCCTTACCATCTTGTAACCGCTACCCATGCAGCAAACCTTACGCAGCTCCGGCAGCCCATCACCGTCATAGTCCACGCGCAAGTAAGCCTCCACATACAAGAGGCTCCTCTGCATCGGGTTCATCGAGTCATTGGCGCCCAGGCCCGTGGATAAGGGCTGGCGCGCTAGGTATTCGTCATTCGTCTCCAGATCAGCCGAGGACAGATTCGGCTCAATCTCGTCCATGTCGTAGCCCATCTCGATGAGCTTTCCCACGGTCAGCATCTGCCGGTGAGCGATGATGCCGGCATCCTCAAAGGACCGCGCACGGCGATCAATAATCAACTCCTCCGGCGGCACCGCCATGATGCGGATGCGGCCATCCTTCAAAACGCGCTTGACCTGCACATCGTGCAGCATCGGCGGCGGGGGCACCTCTACACCGGCCATCGCAGCCTGCTCCTGCACCATCGCCACCTGCTCAGGCGAAATAGCGGGGTCTGGATAAGACATCACAATCGTGACCTGGGCATCCTCCTGCATCAAGACCTGCACCGTCTGGTCATCAAGGCCGGAATACTCCTCGATCCTGACCTCCTCAGTCTCCTCCCACCAGTATTTCGCAATACCGCACTTGCGTACTAAAGCATCCTTGAATATGGCATACGACTGCATAAAACCATTGTTATCAGCCGTAAAGACGTAGTTAGCGTAATCAGTAGCCTGCTGCGCTGCGGCCTCGTCCTCCGGGCCGCGAGGAACATACTCGACCACATTCTCGCTAGAGAAAAACACCTTCATCAGCGAAGGCATCATGGCCGAAACCGTGTCGCGCACCTCCATCGCCACAACCTGCGAGCGACCGTCCTCCTCGTTACCGAACGGGTCGCCGCGGTAGTATTCGGTTCCCTTGGCGCGAATAGGCGAGATGTCCGAATCAATGTAGGACACCGCATCCTGCAACTCGCCATTAACAATCGCCTCCAGCTCGGCATCGTCCATCGGCTCAGGGGCCGCGATGTCTACGGACAGGGGAAGGTCGGTCATGTTCATAATTTCACCATTTCACTTTATTGGCCCAGTAAGCCGCAGACATCTTGCCCTTGGCTATGTTCTTCGCGTGCCGCGCCTTGAAAGCCTCGTTACGCTTTGTCCCTTCCGGCGAACCGCTAACACCCTGCTGTCCGAAACGAATCAGCTTGACCTGCTCGCCAGACTTCGCCAGCACCGCATGACTCTTCGTCGGGTGGCTCGGCGTCTTCTTCGGTTTGTTGTAGCCGCTGAAGGTCTCAGCGCCACGCTTGATCGCCATATCTGCGCTCCAGTTATCTATACCTCGCCACCTTCGCCGCAACCTTCTTCGGCTGCTTGGCAAACTGCTTACCCGACTTCATCGCCTCGCGCTTGGCGCGCGTCGTCGCCGCGTACTCGGCCGGCGTCAACGCCTTAATCGCCGACTCGGGCAGATAACGCTCACCCGTCTTAGATGAGGGTTTACCCGACTTTGTGCGCCACTTTTGCTCACCCCAATCCTTGAGCGACTTCTGCGGCGCCTTCATGACTTATACCCGCCACCCTTGGCCTTGTACTCCTTGGCAAGAAGCTGGGCCTTCCTCGCGGACCATTCCCCAGCCTTCGTGCCCTGCACCGCCCTGCCCTTAATCGACTCGAACAGCGCCTTACGCATTCCAGGCTTCGTGTAGTTGCCGGCCGCGTTAACCGTGGACTTGGGCTTAGTCTTCATATTCCTCGCCCTCTTCGCCCTCGCCCTCCTCGTACTCTTCGCCCTCTTCCTCGTCCTCCTCCTTGGCAATCCATGCCTGGCAGGTACGCGAGGCGGCGCACTTGAAGTCAAAGATTTCGCAGTACCCCAGATCGCCAGCCTCGATGGTCGCCCAGGGATCGCCCTCCGGGCCAAGCCCCTTGGCGATGCACTGGATCATCTCAGGGCTGCGGTTGAATGCGGCGCAGTTGCCGCAACGCGACATCTTCGCCTCGGCCGGCGTCACATCCCACTTGCTCGCCATCTCGCGCCAGTAACCCGTATTGGGCAGAGCCGGATTCTCAGGCCCGTAATTGGCCGCGTCGATAGCCTTGCCGCGATTCTTCAGATTCAACGTAATGTCCTGCGTCGCCATCGGGCAGGACATCTCCTCGCGCTCCATCATCTCGGCCATCATTTGCCTCGCTTCATCGGTTTGGATTTGCCGGCAGATTGCAAAGCAATAGCAATCGCCTGCTTCGGATTCTTCACAACCTTGCCGCCAGCACCAGAGTGCAGCTTGCCAGACTTGTACTCGCGCATCACTTTGCCGATCTTCTTCTCAGCTTTGGTCATTTTCATAGGGTTACTCCTTAATTCCCGTCATGCTAACCGAGGAATATTCCTCCGTAAAGGTTGACTCCACTTGCTGCTCATACTCGACCCATACGCACCAATCACCGCGTCACCAGCAAAGGTTAAGCAAAAAGCATCGCCGCGATCCGGCGAGGGCAAGCCCCGCTTTCTGATCTCGTCCTTACCCTCAATCTGAATCTTCCCGCTGCTGGTGAAGCTATACCTCACCGTCGCCAACTCAGCCACCAGCGCCTCATCCTTAGGCAGCCAGCAGTCCCGCGCCTCAAGCCACGCCTTGGCCTTATGCCATAACTCAGCCTTCAAGTTACGATATGTCGTGCCCATCGCCGGCGACTCCGACACATTGATACCCCGCGCTGGTAGGCCCAGCTCCCGCAGCCGATCCACCACGCCCGCGCCCAGGCCAATCGAATCCACCAGGATTTCGCGGGGGCGGGCGCTGGGCATAAGCACCTCCCACTCGGCCACAACGGCCCCAGTCAGCTGCATCAAATCCAGATTCTTCCAGGTCTTGATCGGCTCAATCACCGCATTACCCTGCCTCTTGCACAGAGCGCTCCTGTCACTCCCAAATCGCGCCACATCCAAACCCCACACGATGGGCGCGTGCGCGCTCGGTATTACATCGCGCGCCATCGCCATCTCAAGCAACTCCATCGGGATCACCGTGTCGTCATCGCTGCGGGGAAACTCCCCTAGTACCCGAATCCTGTACGCATTGCTCTCCTCGCCGTAACGACTCTTCATCTCCTCAATGTAGGCCGCGCTCACGCGAGGCGAGTCCTCGCAGCTCACCTTCATCGTCACCCAGTCACTTGAGAGCCTGTGGTGCGTGTCAAAGAAGAACCCGCTAGACCTCACCGGATTGCCCAACAGCAGCGTCACCGCGCTGTGACCCGACATCGAGCCAGCCGCCGCCTCGAACACCTGCTCCGGGATACCGCTGGCCTCATCAGCCACCAGCATCACATTGTTGGAGTGGACGCCCTGGAGCGCCTCGGGCTGCTCGGCACGCGATGTCCTCGCAGATATAAACCCCTCATTGTTCGCATCCTTCAGCTCAATCCGGTCCTGCTTGACCTCAAGCTGCTCCTGTAGCGTCGCAGGCAACACCTTCACCCACCTCTTCACCTCCGCGAACAAGGCATCGTATAGCTGGCTGCTCGTCGGTGCCGTAACCACAATCTTCACCGGGAAGCGCAGGAACAAATACCACAGCATCGCCCAGGCGGCCGCCGTGGACTTGCCCACGCCATGACCACTACGCACACTGATGCGCCGGTTGCCCGCCGCGATGTGGTTCAAAAACTCCACCTGCCACGGGTCAGGCGTCGTGTTCAGCACCTCGCGGACAAACAGAACCGGGTTCTTACGATACCGATTGACGAACTCGACAAACGGGTTTTGCTCCAGCGGAACTTCTAAATTTTTTTTGGCGGGCACGGTTTAACGCGATGGGGGATAGGGGGGGTGGGTAGCGTTGCGTGATTATGGAACATCCGGAGGTTTATCCGGAAGTCATCCGGAGTTCATCCGGAAGTCGATCTGAAGTGCATCTGAAATGCATCTGAAATCCGTGGGTTCGGTATCTGTTCGGCGCCGCCGTCGACCGCCCCCGCCGCGCGCCGACCGGGGGGGGTCGCCGCGCCGGCCGCTGGCCGAGGCGGCTGCCCCGCGCGGCCAGGCGCTCGCGGCGAGCTCGCGGCGAGCTCTCCGCGCCTTCCGCGCCCACACCCCAGGCTGGCGCGGAGAGCGCGGTGCTGTGGATAACTTCGCGCATCTGCGCGGCCTGTGGATCGCGGCTAAGTCTTTGATTTCATTCATTACTTACGCGCAGCTTACAAAAAGGACTTCGCACGATATCCATTATGTTAAGTCGGAACCCCTGCCAGATGCGTGTTTTGCCGCTTTTATGTGCAGCGAGATGCGCGAATCGTCAATTTGTGGACAACTTCGGCGTCACATCTGTGGATAAGTCCTCGACCACCTCGGCGTGCCGCAGCGCGTTGAGGCGCAGGTCTTGGATGTTCAGCGTGATCTGCGGGCCGCTTTGCGTGCCGTAAGTCTTGCGATCCCATCGCTCGGCAATCCACTGGCGCGTGCGGATGCGGTGCAGCGGCCGCGACGGGTTCGACTCGTCGATGCTGTCGGCGATCTCCAGCGCCTCCAAGGCGTAGTTCGTCGCCGCTTTCGCACGCGCGCGCGTTATTTTAGAGTCATCTGGATCAACCTCCTTGAACCAGTCTTGCAGCGCCTTCTTTCCGACGCCGATCTCGTAGCAGACTTGAGTGATTGTTTTGCCCTGCTCAAGCATTGACCAGATCATGTCTTCTGGCATTGCTTGCAGAGCATCAAGGTCTGACCTGTATTTTGGCCTCCCAGGCATCTTAAAACGGCCTCCAAGCGATTATTTTGGGTTTAGACATACCGAGCATAGTCCTTAACGCGATTTTGCATTCGGCGGCTCCTGGAACATTTTAGGGAACTCGACCGGCTTATCAAGGTCGATGTCATTCTCCAGGTCTTCAAAACCTGACTCCCCGCCCGAGGCCGCTGGCTTCGCCGATGGCCGCGTGCGGTCTTCCTGGAGGCCCACTGCTTCGCCAATGGCCTTCTTGCCTTCGCCTGCGCTGTTGCCGAACCCTTTTGCCGAATCTGCCGAATGCGCTGCCGAATCTTGCTGCACCGCAACGACAGTCCCGCGCACCGGCAACTGCGCCTTCATTTCCCAGATTGCCTGTCCTATGCCTGCCTTGACCAGCTCGGCGATCTCGGCAACCGTCCAGACCTGACGCACATCCTGGCGCAGTGCTTGGTACTGAACCGCGTCTGCTTCGTCCTTAACGATGACCATGATCCCGAGATGGGTATCGGCTTCAATTGAATGCACCTTGGTGACAGGTTCAATGCCTTGCTTGGTCGCCCAATCGCTCATCGCTTTGTAGGCTCGGATCATGCCGTCGCACGCCGCGCCGAACTTAACCGCATCCTGACTGGCTTGAGCTGCCCAGATTCTCTCTGCCTGAGCGTAAAACTTCTCCCGAAACTCAGTAGGAACTAAAGCATTCACCCTACCAATTCCCCAAATCCTCTCATGCTCGGCCTGCGCTGACTCGACCTCGACCAGCTTGGCCCGCTGAAATCTGGTGAACTCCGATTCTGGATACGCGACCGGCTCAGGGCTTGGAACCTGACCCGGTTTGCGCGCTGCGCTCCTGCGTTTTGTCGCCATTACTCACCTTAAAAAGTTAGTAGCCATTAACAATACCAGTTTCGGTCAAATCGGGTGTGTCAAATCGTCACAGGTATACCCTTGTGACGATTTGACACAACTTTCCCTGCGTGTCGAATCGTCACGATTTGACACACGATTCGACCATTTGACACACATTAGAACTCTTCACGCTTAACCTCGATTTGTTCTTCAATCCATACCCATTCGCCCTCAATATGGACTGCTGGCGGCCTACCCTGGTCGCTTCTAACGCGCTTCCATGCCGACCTAAAGGCGTTACTTCCGGCCTCGTCGTTGCCCATTTTTTGAGCAAAAAAGTCCTTCCATTGCTCTACTTTTACGCACTTTCTGACCCCGAGCGAAACTTTCCAATGCAAACCTTTAGTATTAAGTGCATCTCTCAGTGCGTCCACCGCAATCGCCTGCTTCTTACCCTTCCCGGTGCGATCCAGGCCCACTTTCCGCGCCTCATCTGCTCTACTTTTTAGAGCTTCATCGCTTGGACTGACGGCCAGCGACTTGCGCGTTTCGTCAAGGCTGAGGCTTCCCTCGCGGTCCTGATCGATGTCCACCTCGACCATCTCGAACCCAAATCGCAGCCCGTCCTCGCCATCCTTTTGCTTAGAAACAGTCAAAACGCCTTTCGGTTGATCGTCAAAACGGAGCAATTCCAGCTCTGTATCGACTGCGCCGAGCAGCGAGGAGTGCCCGCGCAGACCCTTTGCCGCGTCCTTTCCTGAGTGATGGATGACCATCAAGGCGGCCTTGAACTCACCTTGGAGGTGGCCGCAGGAGGTGATGAAGGCGCCCATATCCTCCGAGCTATTCTCATTTCCACCGCCGAAGGCGCGCGCCAGGGTGTCGATGACGATGAGGTCGATCTTTATGCCCAGGGCGAGAACAAGCTCCCTGACGGCGAAGATAAGGCTTGAGAAGTCCTCCTCGCTGGACCTGAGATTGATCTGGTGGCGCAGGAAGTAGATCGGCGTGCCGTCCGGCAGGTTGTGGTGGATTCGACACGCCTTGATCCGAGCGCCGATGCCGCCGTGACCTTCGCCGGCGACATAGACCACGGCCCCGTTTCCTGATGGCGATGCCTTCTGGCCGAACCATTCGCGTTGGCGGGCGATGGCCGCCGCGAGGTCGAGGGCGATGAAACTCTTAAAGCTCCCTGGCGGCCCGTACAGCGCGACGAATCCCTGCTTGGGAATGACCTTCTCGATGAGCCACTCGACCGGCTCATCCGTGATGTCGTCGAAGGCTTCGAGCTTGAAGGTTTTTTTTAATGGCGAACCAGGCTCAGAAACTTCTGGTTCGCTAATGGCGCTCCGCGCGGCCATCGGTGCCGGCGGTGCCGGCGCTGCTGACTCTGGCGCCGCTGGCGCCTCTGCCTGCGGCTTCTCGCGCAGGCGCTCTGGCATCTGGACCTCTGCCTCGCTGGTCAGAGGCGCTTGGCGCTTGACCATCTCGGCGAGGTCCTGGCGCGTCTTGCCGTGCTTGTATATCCACTCGTAGGCATCATCGCCCAGGTCATCGCCGCCCAGATCGATAACGCGGACTGATTTCGCTATCGGCAGGACCTTGGCCGCTGCCCTCTTGGCGTACCGCCATCCGGGCGCATCGTTGTCTGGGAGGATGACGACATTCGCGCCGGCGAAGTACTGCGTAATCGCCTCGGGCCAATGGCCTGATCCGGCGTGCGATGTGGTGGCGACGCTGCCCAGGCTGATGATCGCGTCGGCGGCTTTCTCGCCTTCGGTGAGATAGACAAATCTTCCCTTGCTCACCGCATCCAGAAGCTCGGGCAGCTTGTAAGGCACGATCCTGGCATCGCCCATCGTGGCGTGCCGCCTGCCGGCCTCGTCCACTTTGATGAGCTTGTAGTCCTTACCCTTTGAGTCTGTAGTCCTATACCGCTGCTTGATAAAGAGGACGACGCCTTCCTCGTCGGTGTAGTTCCATTCCTGCTCGAGCTGCCGCGTGATGGCGGGCGGCTGGATGCGCGAGAGAGGCTCTGGCCGCGGCTCGAGTTCCGGCAGCAGACCGCGTTCGCGGATGACGCTGAACACGGTGTGCTGATCGCAGCCGCCGTGGCAGTGGAATAATGGTTTCCCGTCCGGGCCTTCGCTGATGGAGAGTGACGGGTTCTTATCCCCGTTGCCCCTGCCGTGACCTGGCACTGGGCAGGAGGCGACCCATTGACCGTTGACTTTCTTTGCGTTGCCGAGTGTTTTTGCGATGTGTTCAGCTTGCATTGCCTGCCTCTGATTCTTGTATGCGCTTTCCGATCCATGCCATCACGGGCACGGCCATTGAGTTGCCGAGCGCCTTGTAGCGCGGCCCATCTGGTGTGTCGGCTTTACCGCGCCACGGGATTGCGGTGTAGTTGTCGGGGAAGCCTTGCAGGCGCTCGCACTCGACGGGCGTGAGGCGGCGCACTTGCATGGCGGTGGCGACGCCCTGCGTAGCCTGTGTGTCCAAGGTGTAAGCTGTGCCGTCATCGTTCCAGCCTGGTCCGTTCTGCGTTTTATTCATGGCGCGCACATCTTGCAAGGCCACCGCCACCGCCGCCGTCGCCTGCACCACCGCCGCCACCTGCGCCGTGATCTCGCTGCTCTGCGGGCTGCGGCTCGGGTCGTTGCTTGCGGTGAGGGTTGGGGCGAGGACTGCCGTCCCGCCTTGTGAGCAGGTTGGGTTTAATCCGCTTGCAGCATCCAGCGTCTTGCTGGTTTCCTCGTTCATGCGTACATAAAAACCGCCGTCTGGTCTGTCTGCGCGCTTGTTGCCGCCGTAGATATTTAACGCCACCGCAGGCGCGTGCGCTCCAGCCGCTAGCGGATGGCATGGGTCGCCTGGCTTTGGGTTGCTGTAGTTCGATGGACTAGTTACCTGCGTAGTATCGAAGACAACTGGCATCGCCACTCCCTGCGTCGCGGCGGTGTCCACTGTGTAGGCAGTCCCATCATCATTCCACCCGCGACCGTTCTGCGCCTTCTCGCGGGGCGTGATGTCTTGCAGAGCGATGGGTTGCGAAACGAATGTCGCCTCATGCGGATCAAGCCTGCCTGTTGCGGTGTGCGCTGCGGTCAAGGCTCTGGCGCATTCGCCACTGACTCCAAGGCCATGCGTAACGCGTCCGGCAACTGCTTTCCCCGCTTCTCTGCTCGGCGCAGAATCCCCGCGCAGGCTTTCGCGCTCAAAAAGAACCTTTGCGGCAGGGCGCCAGTCTCCAAGGTATCCGACAACGAACACACGGCGGCGTCGCTGGGCCACTCCGAAGAATTGAGCGTCAAGCACTCGGTATGCGAACCCATACCCGAGTTCTGCCACCGCCCCGAGGAAGGAACCAAAGTCCCGTCCACCGCCGCTACTGAGGACACCCGGCACGTTTTCCCAGACAAACCAGCGGGGTTTAAGGTGGTCAAGAATTCCGCAATAGACAAGTGCGAGGTTGCCCCGAGGGTCTGCGAGTCCTTTTCTGAGGCCTGCGACGCTGAAGGACTGGCAAGGCGTTCCTCCGACCAGAAGGTCAATTGTTCCTGGTTCAATGTTCCACTCCTTGAATTTGGTCATGTCTCCCACGTTAGAGACATCTGGGTAATGGTGCGCCAGCACCGCTGAAGGAAAGGCTTCAATCTCCGAATACGCAGCCGCCTTCCATCCAAGGCCATGCCATGCGACTGTGGCGGCCTCGATTCCTGAGCATACGGATAGATATTTCATTTGAGTTTCTCTAGAGTCAAAAAAACCGGGACCTAAGCCCCGGTTCCTTCTATCGCTTCGAGTTAAAACATCTCGTCATCATCCGCTGCCGCCTGCGCCACTGGCTTTGCCATTGGCTTCGCCGCTGGCGCACGGGCTGGCGCTGGCGCTGGAGCCGGAGCAGGTGCAGGTGCTGCGTATTCCTCCTCCATACCGCCGGCTGCCTCGTCCATGCCGGCGGGCCGGGCGATCCAGTCTGTCACATCGAACTGCGGGATGCGGGTGGTGCCCTTGCCGATCTTCTCCATCTTCGATCCCTTGTACTCTATGACGGGCAGGAGGGTTGCGTTCAGCGGGATTGTTTTGCGATCCTCGATGCACTTGACGTAGATTGCTTCAAGTCCCATGTTGGGACCGACTCCATTGGAGGACCACTCGCAGGTGCCGAGCTGCTTGTTGTAGAACCTCACGGAGAACCCGCGCTTGTGATCTGGCGAGGGCTGCGCGCCCTTCTTTCCTACGGCTGCATCGGGCTGCCAATCGCGGACACCGACGCCGAGCTGTAGCCATCCGGTCTGCACATTGTCGATGTCGAACACCACTTTCTTGAGTTGGATTTCCTCGTTGTTCGAGTTTGTCCATGCGTTTGCTGCGGGGCTGAATCGGATGAAGTTACCGCTGCCGCCGCCAGATGAGAGATTAAGCATTTCGCGTTTCGCTTTCTACAGGTTAAGGTTGACCCAGAACGGGCATTATTGACGCAGGCTTGCGTCCCTTGCAATGGTGGTCCCCGAACTTTCCTTCTTGGTCAGCCCTTCAAGGATTTCCCTTTGCTCTTTGTCCAGCAGCTTCTCGGCCTCTGCTGGCGAAATGAAGTCAGTTATGTACAGCTTATCCACAGATAGACCTGCGTTGATTAGTGCATCTTTAGCTTTATCTTCGTTGATCCATTTGCGCGTGGCGCGCTTGGGTGCGAGTTGCCATCCTGGCAAGACGCCGCCTTGCTCCATGCGCTCCTTTGCGTGCTTCCTGAGCGCATCCACGAATGCCTCGACGATTGGTGCGCGGTCGAGGAGGTCGCTGACCTGATCGTCGGAGAGGCGGCGCATCACCGCGGGGATGTCCTCTTTCTTCATGGTGACAATGCCCGGCTCCTGCGCGGCCACAAGCTCAAAAGCAGCGGCCTGAGCTGGGCAGGTCAGCTTGGCCGGGCAGTACTGGCAGGCTTTCTCGGAGGGCTTAGGCTGCGTCTGCGGGTCCGTGGCGGCCATGATGGCCGGGATTAGGGTGTTGCGCTCCCAGGCACGCAGATCGTCGAGGCTCATGGCGTGGACGCGCACGCCGCCGGTGCGTGGTTGGTTGATCTGAAGCTCGATGGTCTTGGCGTCGATGTCGAATTTCTTGAGTGCCCCGAGCGCGTAAATCTTGAGCTGATCGGAGTCCTCGTCAACGTATTGCGCGCCTGTCTTGAGGTCGAGGACGACGATCACATTCTCGGCGCGCGCCAGCGCGATCACATCGGCTGTACCGCGCAGGGTGACCTGCTCGTTTTCGAGGTAGCTGACCTTTTCCTCGATGCGGATCGAGCCTTGACCTGCGAAGGTTTCGAGGTCGCGGATAGCCTGGAGGTGGTCGAAGGCCATCTCGCAGTGCCACTTTGCGAGCTTGACGCCTTCCATCGTGTTGCCCTCGTAATACATAGGGTCGTCGTCAAATTGGTAGCAGTATTCAGCGAGCGCGTGGATCGCTGTGCCCGCTTGCGCCGCGTCTCCTGATGGAGTTGGCGGTATGTCCTTCGAGAGGAGGGCGCTCGCTGGGCAGGCGATCCAGCGCGAGGCGGCCGAGGGTCTGAGTTCAAGCGGCATTGTCTTGAGCCTCCTTTGCGCGGAAGGCTTCGTCGATGAGGAGGTAATACGCGAGCGAGCGCACCTCATCGCTGACGGCCCAGCCCAGGTCCTCGCGTTCGAGGAGGCGGCGCAGGAATTCCGTCTTAGCTTGGTTGGTCTTTCGCTCAACCTCAAGCTGCGTGCCGAGGAAGATGATGTGTTCGCGCATGATGCTGCGCTCGTCTTCTTGCATGGGGAGTTTGCTCATAGGTACTCGTCTTTCCTTTTTGGTCGTGGGCAGTCCTCTGGCGGCACCACGACGCACCAGACAGCGCGCGCCCAGCGTGTGCCCTCCACATAAATCCAGCGGTCGATGTAGGCATCCGGCATAGCGCGCAGGATGCGCGAGATGTGGGACTGATCGACGCGGGTCATTTCGGCTTCTATCTCATGGACCGTCATTCCATCCGGCTCTGCGCGGAGCAGAGCGCGGATTGCCCTGATGCGGCTTCCTTTTTTCGCTGGCATTGGTTTTTGCTTTCTCTTTTGCTTTGCAGTTGTAATTGCTTTTGCAGCACCTTACGGCCTAGATCGGTGACTACGCTTCCCGCGCT